CCAACTGACAAATTATAAAGTTTTTTGTCGCCTGTCATTCCCTCTTCAATTGATCCACCAGCCTCTTGTGTAAGTTGTATGACTTTCTCAGCTTGGTCTTCACCAAGGACTCTGATCGTTTCACGCTCTGAATATACTGAGGGGATGATGTCAACGAGGATCTTACCTGCGTATTGGATGGCTCTGGAGAGGTTGTCGAGGAAATGGAAGTTTGAGACATCGCCTTGCCTTTCCCTTGCCATAATTGCCCTGCCACTTGTTTCATTAGACCGCGCTCCGATTGATGATGGGTAAATGCCCGTGATTGCTTGCATGTCTTCGTTTGAGCTTAACGCCTCTTGCATTGCGCCAGCAGGGACACCAGCAAATGCTTGACGTTGCGGTGCGCCGCCACTTGCAGGGTCAAACTCTAAATAGGCATGGGATCGAGTATTTGCACTTGCCCACTTACTTTCATGGCCTTTAGGAATAAAACCTTTAGGCCCAACCCAAGGTGTCTTTGGTGCTAGTGCCACTAATTCAGTTGTGGCTGATCGCCAAAAGTTAAACATAGCTTGAGAATCTTTAGCGTCACTGATTAAAGATTTAAACACTCTCTTGCCGTTTTGATAACTCTCGTCACCCCATACTGGGCAAATAGGAATACACATACCGGGCCAAGTCTCTTCTTCAAGAACTTCCACGCCGTTAATAATGTAGCGCATTACTTTAAAATGTTGTGCGTCCCTTTCTGCTATTACCTGTATTCCAGATGCCTGTATAAAGGCTTCCATCAGGCCATCCTCGTTGCTGGTGGGAACTTCTGCGCCTTGGCTTTCAAAGAACGCCGCCGCCAATATGCCCATCTGATCTTCAGTGGCTGTCTGTATGTCAGCTTCACCCGTCTCAGGATTAGGAACAGAAAACTTAAATAGTTTGCGTTTTGTCTCTACACGCTTGAAATATTCAGACACTCTTATTTGGTCGTCATCAAGCCAGTTTCCTGAATCGCCGCCAATGTCTGCTGCGTCCCACGCCACCATTGAGGCTTTAGGATATAATTTCTTATATTCTTCCTTGCTCAAGTGATCGCTGATAAAAGCGTACCGCCAGTCAGATGCGTCAAACTCGCTTGAGGCTGTGTCCCAATGGACTGACAAGGCATTTGGTATACGTTTGATTTGAGCCTGTAGATCAAAACTATCTTGGTGGGCGTAGTCTATGTCAATACGGAAGAAACCAAATCCGCCCGTCACTGCTTGGTCTACTGCCGTACCGTAGGCAACTTGGGCATTACTGTTGCGCTCTACGCTACGAATAATGCCGTTAATGATTTCTGCTGTGTCAACGTCTGCGCCATTGTCAACAGGAGCAACTTCAATGGCTGGCTTGTTTTGCTTGCTTTCGTTTACGACTGACCGAATCAAAGCTGGCAACTTATTAATAGTTAGGACTGGTCTAGCTTCTTGGACACGCTGTTTGCGTACAGCGGCTGGCCACTGGTCTGAGCCACGGGCAAATGATGTGTCTTCCTTGTAACGAGTGCGATTATCAGAACTTGCTTGCTCACTGTCTTCAAATTCTTCTAGCGCATCTTTAATTAATGTTTCTGACACTTTGTCTTTCTTAGCCATTTTTCTATCCTTCATTAGCCCATCCAACCGCCAGCTTCGTTATAGTTGAAATATTCCTGCGGTGGTGATTTTTCTGTAGTCATTGCAGGAAATAATTCGGTGCAAGCCCAGATTAATGCTTCAGCCCTGTCAGGTGACTTGTCAGATCCACCCTCCCATCCACTTGAAGTAAACAAACACAATTGATCTTCAAGCTCTGGAAACATTCCAACGTGGGATATTCTGTTGACTGAGTATAATGCACTAATTGGTTCAGCCCTAACGTGTTTGCCTCGTGTGGCGTGAACTTCAATTACAGGTAAACCTTTCCTGATTGTCTGTAAAGTGTGGCGACACATATCGCCGCCTTGGTTTTTCTCTATGACAACGCCGTCTGCTTCCCATTTGTCAAACATGGCAACGGCTCTGACTGCCCATTGATGTGGCGACCCATGCAACGAGGCATCTTCTAAAACGTAGCCATGACCACCGCCGTAATGCCAACGACAACTATTCCATGTTCGTCACTTCTCTCAGTGTCACTGACGGCAGGGTCAACTGCCACCAATATACGCTCTATATCGTCTGGGTACGAATCCCGTCTGTTGTCGTTAATGATTTGCCGTGTCCATATTGCGCCAATGGCTTGAGGCTCAAAGTCGCCGTTCCAAACGTGGCTATACCTGTCTGGGCTAGTTTTAAGATCATGCAGACGCTCTGCCTCTAATTCGGCAGGGAAGAACTTGTTGTCGCTATAATTAGACTTAACAATAATTGCATTTTCTGGCACATCTGAACCGCGCAACAGTTTTTCTATTGCGTCTGTGCTGTTTCTTGGGTTCCACGAGAACCACAATTCAGAACCTGGCGCACGAATAGTTGGACGTAATAATTCAATTGAGCGAGAGCTTAACGTCTGGGCCTCTTCGCACCAAGCTACAGAATAATTCTCGTAACTTTTTATAGTGTCAGCCGTGTGGTCTTGCATACCAACAAAAGATATAACGCCACCGCCTGGAGTTTTAATTTGACTAGATTGAATTTCAAAGACTGAACCAAAATTTAATCTTTCGATGGTGTCTGCCAATAATCTGTGTGCGCTTTCTTTGAGTGACTTCTGAACTTCACGAACACAAACTGCACGAAAGCCTTTACTTGTCGCCGCCCTGACAATCATCATTGCCGCAAAGTTCCATGACTTAGCACTGCCCCTGCCACCCCATGCGGCTTTATATCTACCCTTGTTACTCCATAATGGCTGAAATACGTCTGGTACATCATACTTCATAACTGACCACCAAGTTGATACGTAAAGTTGGTGGCGATCCACGAAGGTCTAGCGGTAGCAGTGTTAATACGTATTCTAAGTGACGCTGAACGGCCTTTACCGCGCACTCCACGCCATCCTCTATACACTTGGCCGTCAGTACCCCAAATGCCAACGCCCCACCTAGAGATGCCCCACAGCCCGCTACGAGTTGGACTAGCAGATGGAATGCCAGTAGGTGTCTTGACTTGGAAGTCTAGATTGAGGTCAATGGCCGCGTTAGGGTTTCCGTCACTTTCAAATATAGGCTCTACAAGTTTAAATGCTTTATTACTTTGGCTACTTTTAAAGTACGAAAACGCCTGCAACGCATCTGCCTCAATGACAGCACCACTGTCGCTAGTTCCATCGTCAAATTTAACTACTTTACCGTCAGACGTACCAAAATACATATCATCGTCCAGCATTCCAAAGCAAATTGCATTCATACCTGTAAATTGGCACGGCGCACCAGAAATAGTGTTAAATACGTATTGGTGGCTAGTCGTTGACGATTGCATAATATTAAAAATTAACATTGTTGATTTTGGATACAAGATAGGTTGCCACCCGAATATGTCACCGTAAGACCTAACGGCAGTGTTTACGGCTTGCGCTATTTGGTCAGAGAGAGCCACCAGACGCGACTGTGACCGATCCATTGACAATATGCCACTGAGAGGCACAAAGCCGTCCTGCGTCATTAAAATGATGTCTGAGCCAGCTTTTACGATACATCTACGTCCAATTGGCTTACCAATGGCGAAAACGCCAACAAGTTGCCAAGTTGCGGCGGCGGCAGGATCAGTGCCACTGTAGACAATAGCCTCGCCTTCAGAAGTTAGAAACACGGCAACGTCATCTGCGCCAGAACCAGAATCTCTAGTCCAAGTACCCATTGCCATGATAAAGCCACCTTTAGTGGCTATTCCTGCTAACGGAAACTCAGTGGCCGCGCCAGAGACACTATTTACGCCTAAATAATACGCCGATAGACTATCTTCTTCGCCAACCCACAATCGCCTTTGATGCAAGTTGCCCCAGATAAGATTAGCCGCCGTTAGGCCAGAGCCAGTTATAGCTGTAGTTGCCCAACTGCTACCATTATAAAGCAGAGGCGTGTCTGCCCCGTTAAAGAGGCGAACGAATTGACCGCCAGACGTACCCATATTAGTAAACTGCCAACGATTGTTTGAATGTCCAGTGCTAACGGCAGAACCTACTGCGCCTGTTGCACTTACGTTGTAGATTGCGTTGTTAGCGGCGGCAAATAATTGACCAGACCCAGTAGTTGGCGTGTAAGTTACCAGAGTTTCAACTGCGCCAGTCATTCCAGTTACATGTTCTGTACTGCCACGGCGCACGGTTATTTTGTCAGATTCTGGAAACCAATTAATTAATTTTATGGCTCTGTCCACTGGCATATCAGCTAAACTTTCACGAGTGTCCCATCCCTTAGTAGGTGGCGGTAAGGCTGATGAAGTTGAAGCCACTTAGAAATCTCCTCCGTAACTTGTCCTAGAAGCTCTTGGCTCCCCAGTAAAGTGTCTTGAATTTTGTGAGAATATATCTCCAGTAGTGAGAATGTTTGCACTTGTCTCATCTGCGGAAACTAGAATATTAAATTCATCCATGTACTGTCTGGCGGCATTGCCGCTAGGCTGTCCTTCAGCGTCTAGCCATTCAAAGACAGTGCCGTAAATCATTAACTCTTCGCTTAACACGGTATAGTCTGTGTCGATTGTCATGGAGGACTTAGCAGTGCCGTCAGCCTTTCGCGCCCATTGTGTGCTGACATACTCAAAGGCGCAGGTTGAGCCACTGGCAACTGCCGGGGAGGTTATGATGTCGCCGCCTCTGTAGCGATACTTTTTATTCTGGCTAGAGTAAGACTGAACTTTAAGCCCTTGCCACTCTACGGCAGAGACTGGGCCAGAAATAAGATTGTTTGTGCCTCTGTCCCAAAAGGTTTCAGGGATTATACGATCAAAGTCGCCGGGCAGACTTGCCGCCGCAATTAGAGTCTCAGATCCGCCAGCCGTGACTGTGGATTCTTTTGTCAAAATGTTCCAGGCAAAAGACTTCTGAAGTCTGCTGCCTACTTTGTTAATTAACCTCAGAATGTTTTGAGCCGCAGGGTCTGTGTTAGACGCGATTGTCTCTGGACGTGGGCCTTTCGTCTCATCTGCGACAGCGTTGGCAATAGTTAATAGTGTCATGTTAGCTCCTACAGATAAGGAGGAGGGGCGGCGTTACACCGCCCCAACCCGTTAAGTTAAGAAGTACCGCTGACACGAACTGCCTGACGTTCGTCAATGGTTTTTACGCCATAAAGAACGTCTAAACGCCACTGACTAATGTCATTAGTTCCATCATAGACCGGAATCACACGAACATTAGTGCCTTTGTAGCTTTGGCGAGACACGTCAACTGCGCCCGGAGGGGACACAAGAGGAACACTTACTAATGCAAATGCATTTTTAGTGAACATCATGTTTTGCTCATACAACCCTGCGCCAGTACCCTTTAAGACAATGGCTGCGTTGTTAGCAGGAGCCGCTGAAGCGTTTTGGAACGCGCCGGAGACAATCATTGCAGGACTAATTGTAATAGTCGCTGGTCCAGTTGATGACCCTGAGTTAGCGTCAGCAGTAACAACA